TCGTGATCATCTGAACGGCGGCCGTCGACCATTTGCCGTAAAGGTCGACATCGAGCCTGGCGCCCGTGACGGCGATAAGCCGAACGGCGTTAATGCCGCTACTGAGCGTCACGCCGCCCCGATAACGAAGCTTGAGGCGGAAATTGACGACAGTGTCGGCATAGACGGCGCGAACGGCTTCGTAAGTCCCGTCAACGTCCTGCCACTCGACATCAAGCGTGCAATTATCGCCCGTGACGTGGAAGCCGCGCGAAATGCTGTCCACGCCGCAAAGGCCCACGATGTTACGGACCGTCACGCCGTTGCCGCTGCAAAGAAAGCTCGCGGTTGTCGCCGTGCCGAACGTGATCACGGGACGTTCGACGCCTTCGCCAATGCCGATGATCGTTGTTCCGTGGACGCTGGCCGTGATCGTTCCCGCCGCAATCACCGTTTCGCGATGATATGGAAGAACGACAATCACGTCATCATGGTAATTCGTGCATTTCGTGCAAGCGTAGGCAATGGTTGCGAACGGTGATTCGTAACTACCATCCCCTCCGTTGTTTCCAGTTACCGAACTAACGTAAAAGTAACTTCCCGTTGTCATGGGAATTGCTTCATTCCCAAGTAGCGGAACTCCGAAAGAACTAACTCCGTTGGGAAAGTTAGTTAAAACCATAACAAAACCCTCCCTTATTAAGTTGTCGGAAGCATTCCGTAGACACAACGCGGATCGTTGTAATACATTCCGCCACGCTCATAGCCTTTTACAATGAGCGTATCGGTCAGAAAGTCGACATGCATATCCATTTCGAACGGCGTACGGTCGAGATAGATGAAGCCTTCAATATTTGTCTGCAAAAACCACTGACGCGCGCTAGTGAAATACCGCATGACACGATATCCCTGCGGTATCCCAACCCCAGCCATCAACGGAATGGCGTTTAGATCGTTATTCGCAGTTCCAGGACGAAGTTCCGTCTTGGTAAGACGAATTGCAGTGTCTTCAAGGTCGACCGGGATAAGCAACCGTTCCGCATGAACGTCGACAAGAATACCTGCTTCGTCCACGTAGTTCTTACGAATGTTCTTTTGCCCGGTCAAGAGCGTGGATTCGCTCAGATCGACCATGGTGGACGCAGTGTTTCCCCATGAGCCAAGGTCGTACGGATGCGATGTCGAAAGCAACGCCTGGCCGTCGCCGCCAAGTCCCGATAGCGCCGTTGTCGCCAGGTTGAAAATCGACGCCGCCTTGATGTTCCAAAACGTCTTGAACGCTAACTGAAGATTAAGATTTGTAGGCTGAAAGGCGTCTTTATAGAGATTGTCGTCAATGGCCTTGCGCGTCATGGCGTAGGCCAAGCCGATTTCAATCGGCTCCATGTTATAGACCCAACGCTGACCGGCGCCGTTGTCCATGGATGTTAGACCACCTTCGGTCTTAATCTTCGCGACGCCCATAAATCTGTCTTGGACTGTCCGTTCAAGCGACATGATTGACTTATGGACTTTGAAAATTCCACTCCATTCCGCCGGAACTTCGCGGTATTTTCCAGTAATTTTAAGTAAACCCGGCAACAAGTGGTCGCGGATTTGTGCAAGATTGATAGACATATTCGCGCCCCCTCAGATTCCAAGATCAGTTCCGATATTCGAAGAAACGAGCACAATGTTATAGGACGATGTGTCATCCGTTCCATTGACGCCAGTTTCGGCGATTTCGGAATAAAGTCCGCGAATTCGAAATGGCAGGGTCGCCGTGGTCGCCGCGTTGGCGATATCCACGGAGCATGCGCTCCGCCCATGGCCGCCAACGACAGTTCCGGCCGTATAGACCAAATCGACGTTCAAGCCGATATAGGCGCGCGTGCACGCGGTGCTGTAGCTCTGAACCATGAAAAGTTGACTGGGCGCGCCGCTAATCGGCAACACAAGCGCTTCGCCGTAATCGGTCGAGGCCACATCGCCAGCAGGCCATGAATCGGCCCATACGCGCCGCCCCAAAGTCACGGACGTGTATTTGCAGCCGACGAAGATCCCGATTGGAGGTCGCGCGTCGCCATTGGCGGAACGAACGATATTGCCGTTCCCGTCTTCCTTGACAGGATCGCCCGACATAATCGTCGATGTGTAGTTATAGGCGACGCGTTGAGTAATGAGCGCGCCCGTCAATGGCGACGCGCCCAAAGCCGAACCGAGTAACTTAAACCCGAACGGAGTATTTGTGTTTGACAAGGTTGACGCTCAACCGTGCGAATCCGGCGCGGATTCTAGTATTGCGACCGCCCAGCGCGGGCGATTTGCTTAGTCTACCGGAATTTCCCCAGTCCTATAGCCTCTATGGGGGTATGTCTGACTCTCGGCTTGTTCCGGCGCGCCATAATTGATAGAGCCTTTTTGCGCGTTAAACGTTCCGCGCGCTTCCGACGGCAATGCTAACTCGAAACGCTCATGCTGCGCAACTAGTAGTCTGCGTGCATTCGCTTCGTTTTCACGCCTGGCGCGCAACGTGAATTCCAAAGGTCTTTCCATCAGCATCATGTCTTTATAAGTAATCGCCTCTTCTGAATCCTTTTTCGCGCCCAAATATCCAGGCATTGCGCGTTGCGGAACAGGACGCCAACCCGCCTCAAGGGAAGTTGATAGGTTGGCTTCATCAGGTTCGCCATAGGTGAATACTCTAGTCCACTGATAATCCCAGCCGTCTTCCTTAAATTTTTCCGGAACTTCAAATGCGTCATCGCTTATCACGTTGCGATAAAGCATTTCACCATTTCTGCCGACAAGTCCGCCAGGGAGAACTTCCTCCCTGGCGGTTGCGCGTTCAGGTTGTCTTGTGGGTTGCCTTGCCATTATCGAATATCTTTCGTCAGTCTTAGATGGCTTTTACCTGAACTTATCTGTTCAAGCGAATCCGCATATTCTTTATCCGTCATGCCGCATGAGCGCGCATAGGATCGTTGTTCTCGCGTCAACGTTATCTCATGCGCCGCCCCGTTCGCGCCGCGACCGCTTGTTCTCGTGGGCGGCGCCGCGTATGAGCGTTGTTCGATCCGTCCCGGCCTGGCTGGCTTGCCCAGCTCGCGGGCGTCGCCTTCGTCCTCGAACCCCAAACGATCTTCCAGGTATTCAAAATACTCGGGCGTGTCGGGCGTTATGTCCTCAAGTATGGCAAGGTTGTGCGCCGCCAGCGCCTTCTTCTTCAAAACGGGGTCGCTGACAACCTCACGCCGCTTGCGAAGCCATGCCTTCGACGGTTCCGAGAAATTGCTGATTTGCGCTTCGAAATCGTCCGCCGGACGCTTCGCCTGGATTTGAATGTCCTGCTCTGATCGCGCTAGCGCATCCTTGCCGTCGTTGTATCGCGCGAGCTTGAGTTCGGCCGCCGTGATCGCCCGTTGCGCCTTGGCGAGCGCTCCCGCGTCGCCAGCCTCGAAAGCCGCGCGATAGTCCATTTCGGCGCGTTCCGCCTCGAATTGCGCCGCCGTGATCGCCTGTTCGAAAACGGCGCGATGGCTTTGCCGCACGTCCGCCGCCGCGCGCCCGCTTTCGCTCTCAAGCTCACGAACGCGAGTTCGTTCCGCCGCCAGGGCGTCCGCGTTGGCCTTGTTGGCCGCTTTTTCGGCCGCATACTCGCGTTGCAACTTCGCGTAAGGATCTTCGCTTTGATCGTTTTCGGTCGAGGCGTCCAGATCCTCGGTCGAGGCGTCCGGATCCTCGGTCGAGGCGTCCAGATCCTCGGTCGAGGCGTCGACCGAGGCAGCCCTGCGTTGCTCCTGACGCATGCGTGTTTTTCTGCTCATCAGTACACATCCTCGGGCGTTTGGACGCGCGCTATCACAACCGCGTCAGGAACCCATCGACAAAGCACGCCGTTGACGCCCGTCTCCCAACTGTCCGCCGGGCGAAACACAACCCAATCGTTCACAGCCGGTTTCAATCCGTCGAATTCGTACGGCCCTTCCCACTTGAAGGCGCGTTCGCCCATGGCGAGCACAAGCCCCACTTTCCCCTGAAAGCGGCCTTCATTCTTATGCTTGTCCGTCATATACAAGCTGCCGCGCTTGGTCGCCACGGGCGCCATTGCGACCAGAAGACGCGAACTTCCCCAAGGTCCGACAAATTCGATCTTTTCATGAGCGCTTTCGAGCGCTCGCCAGACAACCTCTTTCGGATCGTCCGTTCCGACCGTATATTCGAGGACTGTAAGATTATGAGCCATCTTAAAACCCCTCAAACATACTGTCTCTGGCGGTGCGAACTGAATCCCCCTCTTCAATCGCTTGCTTTATCGCCATCATCAACGACCTACAGCCGTGAAGAACGCCGAGCGTATACTGATATCTTTCAGTAGGAATATTCCCACACGCTAGATTTTCTTTAAGGTGTTCGTACGTCGCAGTAACTTCGCTTAGTAGTTTTCGACTATCTAGATCTAACATCACAATCCCGCCAGTACATATTTACAAGTTGCCGCCAGAACACACGACGCTATTGTGAATAGCGCCCCGTTCTGAAATGTGTCCACAGTCAAGAATCTACAGACAATCAGTGCGATATAACTCATTGTCGCTATGATTAACGGTATTAACGCTATAACCTCGACCATATGCGCCACCAAATCATTCTTATCGTTCGACACGCCCCAATCGCCGCGAGCACCATGGCGAACGATAGTATTAATCCAGGATCAAACACCGGATTTCTTCCCGTAAACACGACGTTTTTCAAGCCGACCTTCGCCGCTTCCGGCGCCGTCATCGATTACATGTTTCACGCCGCCGCCATCAGCCTTTTTCACACGTCCGCCACGCTTGAGGGGCGGCATGGCTGGCCCAGTCGAGGACGCGCCTAAACCCGCGCCGTCCATGCCAGCGCTGCTCGTCTGCGGCGGCATGACTGGGCCAGCCGATGGGGGCGGCGCGACGCCAACGCTCGACTTGCCGACGCCCTTCGACTTATGCTTGCCTGTCTCAAGTCCCTTGCCGCCCTTGGCGCGCGCGCCGCCGCCTTTCGAATAGCGTTCGGCGCGTTCTTCATCAGCCTTCCTAGCTTTCGTCTTAATCTCTTTCATGTCGTCAATCCTCCGTTACCGCCTGTAACTATTGGCGAGCTTGCGGGATGTGTCGCAATCCGTTCGGCAAGTCGCATTTTCTCCAATTCCATCTGATGCTGACGATCTTTTTCTTTTTCGTCGGACGTGATTTGAAGCTTTACCGCATTTAACTGATTTGTTTCTCGTTTGACCGCGAGCGTATCTTCGTCGCTCTTCACTTTGGCCATGAGCGCGGGATTCGCCTGAGGCGGTTGGGGCGGCGCGAAGAAACGTTGAGGGTCGCCGACGCGCATGCAAGTCAGGCAATACCTATCCACAGCCGTCATGTTGTAACGTGGCGGATCAGTCATGGCGAGCTGTTTTACAGCCTGAGCTTTGGCGAGCCTATGCATTTGCGAAGGCACATCCGGGTCAGCGACGGGCGCCAGATTGAAGTCGTTCAGATCAATAAGGATTTGTTGCGCGTCCGGCGGCTCTTGACCTTCGTCACGCCATAGGGCGTCTGGGTCTTCAGCGAGAAGTTCTTTAAGTATCTCAAATTCTTGAGCTTGCGCCGTATGGCAACGTCTGTGCACACTGTTGAGAAGCTTGCCCGCCTGCTCCAATAAGGCGAGCGTCGTTCCAACCGGCGCGTCGGGCCGCGATTCCCCAACCTGCAATTCGGCCATGCTCCCCAGCCGTTGCGCGTTGGCCTCAAGCCATTGCAACAATTGCATGGTGACTGGCTCGGGCGGCTTGTACGGCAACGGCATGATGACTTTGCGAATGTCGTCCGCTCCCGCCAGATTTACGCCAACCGATCCGCCGGGCGGAACGCGCAAATTCAAATTCGCCTGACGATCACCTGTCTGTGCGTGCAACGATCCGGGAAAATTACTGAACATTCCCGAATCGAGCAAGAGCCTGATTCCCGCCGTAAGAGCGTTCGTTGTATTTCCGAGAATATGTAAAAGTCCGAACGGATAAAACCCATCTATCGGGACATACGGATAGATCACGAACGTTTTACGTCTTCTATACCACCTATCGCCTTCTCGCCAATCTCTCCGTATCTCTAGAACTGTCCTGCTACTCTTGTCGATTACGATCTTATACGGCACATATAAACCGTCCTCGACTTCAAATCCCGGAATATCGTATTCCGTATAGCATTCGTAAATAGTATGTTCGATATCTTGCTGTCTTGATATAGAAGGTGATAGCCCTTGCAGCATTCTTCTTTTATCGGAAAGCTGATCCGATTCCTGAACAGGTCCGGCAAGATCAACCGTTCGATAAGCTTTGGCGCGTTGCATCCTCCGCAACACATTAGGATGCATTCTAATCCTATGCGTGACGCGTAAGGCCGTTTCAAAATCCGTAGCTGTGTTATTTACAATAATGTCGTCAACATTTATGCAATCCAGGACAGGACGGCGACGAAGCGGGCAATGAAAGCCCTTAACAATCCCCGCGCCTTCCGATCCGACCTTGAAAAACATCCTGTCATGGTCTGGATAATACTCCGGACACGTGCGCGTCACATAAGCGTTCAACAGTTTAGTCAGTCGCGTTGCGCGTTCGTCCACTTCGGGATTTTCATCAACCGTTTCGGCGATTTTAATCGGCCCTTCCGGCGGCAACAGTTCGCCCTGCGCGTTCGCCTGGAAGCGAAGCGATGCTTCCAGGTACATCGAACTTCGGACGGTGCTCATGCCTTCCACGGGCGCCGTGCTCGATCCGGCGTCAGCTCTTGGCGTCTCCAATTTGAGCGCCAGAAGATCCAGTCCGCGCGTCCTGTCGCTCATCCACTTCGAACGCGACATTTCATCCTCGGATATCCCGTCAAGCAACTCGGAAGCGATATCCATCAGAACCGAATCGCTCAATCGCTCCGCAAGGTTCGCGCCATGCTTGCCCAGGCGGCGCCTTGTCTGGCGAGCGCCAGGATAGCGGATCGTCAGACTTCCGTCTGGATTTTCAATCTCATGCGCTTCGGTTTCTTCCAATGTCATGGCCTTAACTCGGATATAGCGGAGCGGGCGGCCGCGTGGGGATTTCCAACGCGGCGCGTTCCGCATCGCGCCGCTCTTCTCTCCGTTCTAAATAACCCGCTAATCGTAACCACCATAACGCTTGCGAAGCGCTATCCGTCAAATCGTCATGTTTCGCGCGTGGGAAATATTCCATTTCATCCATAACCATGTTGCTCCAAACGCGATCCGGCGTCCACACCTGGCGGGCGGAGAAGCATGGCTGAATTCGCATGGCGCGCGCAACCTTGTCGAGCGCCCCAGGATCGACAAGGTTAACGCGCCAGGGCTTGCGCGCATGCAAGCGCACCATTTCTTGCGCGACGCTATGTCCCGACGCTTTGGCTTCAATCAACAAAACGTCCGCCCCGAAGCGTTCGCAGGAATTGGCGACCATTTCGACCAGACCCCAATCGCCCCCAACCCTGGCGCGATATTCCTTGCGCGTTTCGCCGTCCAACATGCTCGTTTCAGGGCCATGAAGCTGTAGCCATTCGCGCCAGGCCGTGAGCATTACGACGCTGGCGGTTCCATCGGTCGCCGTGAACGCGCCCCACATGGTGAATCCCGCAGGATCGTTTATCGTGCGTTCGGTGAATGCAGGATCGAGCGACGCCACGACATAGTGGAGTTTGGGGAATTTAGAGTCTTCCCAAATGTTCCAATAGTCGCGTTCGAAAATGGTCGAGCCGCGCGCCTTAGGGATTTGTTGATACTGGCTCGCCCAAGCGAACGGGCCCTGGCCCTGACAACGTTTAACCGCCAGGGGCGGGAATCGTTTAGGCCAATAGCATTCACCTTCTTCAGTCCTAGGATCTTCCCAGCCAAGAGGCGTTCTACAACTCCTATTCGGATCATAGAGCATCGGTATCATCAAATGCGTGTAGTCTTCAAAATCGTCCTGACTGTCGATGATCGAACCGGAAACATCGTCTTGATGAACGCGTTGCATTATGACAACTATTGACGATTTAACCATGTCGTTTAGACGATTCGACATGGCCTCTTTAAACCAACGAACTGTTTCTGTCCGTTTTACTTCGGATTCCCCATCCTTAATATTGTGCGGATCGTCCAGAACAACGATATCCGCACGCTCGCCCGTTCCGACGCCACCAACAGAAGTAGCGAACTTCCATCCGGTTTTGTCGTTACTTACCTTCGTCTTACCCTTTTCGGTAAGTTTGAATCGATTGCCGTATAGTTCCCGATATCTTGACGAAATTACCAAATCCAGTAGCTTCTGATTGTCGCGTTCGGTCAAATACGCGGCGTACGAAAACGCCAGAAATCGCGTCTGTGGTTTATTCAGCGCGCCCCACACCCATGCTGGCCAGAATACGTTGCACATCAACGACTTCATTGAACCTGGCGGAACATTCATTAAAAGTCTGGGAACTTCGCCACGACTTACGGCCTCAAGGTGCTGACACATGGCCCATAAAGGCCAGCCGTCAATGAATTCTCGACCGGGT